ATGCGTGAGCAAAGCCGATCCCCACAAACTCTCGCCCTGGCCCAGTTGTGCGAGCTTGCACAACGACTGACACCGGAAGCCGGGCGCGGCAGCAAACGCACTGTGCGCGCCAGCATGGCAACGCTGCGCCAGTTGAAAGCGACCAGCGCCCTGGTCTACACAACGACCGAGGAAGCGTCCGCAAGGCTGCTGAATGTCAGTACCGGTCTCATCGGCATTCTGCAGTTGCTCGACTTGTGGAGCGACCGCGCTTGGGAATGTCGATGCCTGCACTGCCTGCTGGTGCCGCTCAAACTCGAGCTGGATGAGGCATTGAGCGACATACAGAAGATGCTGTAGCGCTCGGCATCCGATGGCTTGAAGAGAAAATCGTGGCCGGGGTAACCCGGCCACACGGTTACTTACTCAAGGTGCCCAAGCACTTCGAGCCGTTGCTCCCCCCGCTCGAAAACGCCGACCCACGCATCCCGCCGCTTGCCGGGAAAAACTTGCCGCATCGCCAGCGTGAAGCCATCGCAGCCGGCCGACCTGCTGGTCTCGAAATCGTCGGCATGGAAGCTCGCTTTGCGCGCCAGGGTCACAGCAACCGACCGCATGGCGTAGCCAAAGAGGTCGAGCAGCGGCTCCTGCAATACGGCGTCGACATTGCTGGACTGCACGTCATCGATCACGGGGGCTTTGAATCGCATCGACTTGGACATCTTGTACTCCGGTGTGGTTGGTGTGATGACATGAACGCGCTGTTCAACACAGAAGCCAAGCGTCACCTCAGTTCAATCGCAATAAAGCCGCTTCTGCCTCGCGACGTGCAGCCAGCCCCGGCAGCACCTTGCCACCACCATAGACCCAGCGGCGCAGCTCGCTTGCAGCAGCGGACCAGTCGCGCTGGTTGACCCGCCGCCGCAAGGTCGAAGTCTGCAACCGCCCCGCCCCCAGGTTGAAGGTGAAGTCCACAATGGCGGCGAGCCGGCCCTGGGGCTCGGCGGCAAGCACGGGGCAGTAGCGCAGCGTCGCGTTGAGCGCTGTCACGAGATCCGCCGCCAGATAGACTTCGGCCTGGGCCTGCGTGATGGGCGGGTGCGTCGGATCACAGAGGTGACCGTAGCCAACTGTCCAAAACCCGGCAGGACAGACATACGGCTGAGCCCGGGTGGGGTCGACCCTCGCCACCCGATGGAATCCCTCGAAGTGTTTGGCGAGTGCGACGGCCGCTTGTGGCACCACCGTCACGACCGCACCCGATCGAATACCCTACCCAAGAACCAGAAGTTCAGCACCCCGGCCCACAGCGCCTGGTCGGCTTCGGTCCACGCCTGCACCGTTGCTGCGCCCCACCCTGCCCCGGCCGTGAGCGCACCCGCGAACGCGGCGGTCTTGGCCGCGCAGTACAGGCCCATGAACCAGTACGTGATCACAGGCCTCACGCTAATCGACAGCGCATCAACCCATGGCACGCCGGAGGTCTGGCCTTGCGCGCTGATGGAGTCGCGCAGCGCCTCGATGGCGCCCGTGTTCCACGCCGCATCGGCGCTTGCACCGATCTCGGCCATGCGCTGCGCGCCGCGCAGCTTCTCGAACTCCAGCGCTTTATCCTGCATGGCGAGTTCGTGGCCGCGCTCGCCCTTGCGGTCGAGCCACTTCAGGATTTCAGGGGCCAGGCGGAAGGTTCCGCCCAACAGGCCGCCCAGGAGCGTCTCGATCATCGCGCCCCCTTGAACAGCTCGAACTTGATGACCGCCCCGGCCACCAGCGCCAGCACCAGGCCAGTCGTGATCATCCGGATCATGGTCTGCCAGGCGGTGCGCTTGGCCTCGTTGAAGGCGTCCAGCAAGCCTCGCAGCTCGCGAATGTCGTTCGCGGCGTTCTCGCCATCGAGGCCCACCTCGGCCAGTGCCGCCCGTGCGCCGCTCTCGGCAACGCGCTCCAGCAGCTCCTCGAATTCGGCCCGCGGCATGGTCACCATGCCGTCGGCCACCATCGGTGCGTTCATTGATGTGCTCCAAAAAAAACAAAACCCGCCTCAAGGGCGGGTTCCAGTTGCAAAAGAGAAATAGCGATTCAGATTTCGATCTCGACGGTCGGCAGCGTCGGCGCAGAACCGATGACCTCAGCGCCGCGCACGAACAGGCGCTCGCCCGGCTCACCGGCGCCGGTAACGCGCACGAGCCCGCCGCCGAGCAGTTGGACGGTGACCGTGCCGTCGTCGTGAGAGGTCACCACGGTGCCGACCAGCAGGGGGCATCCGGCAGCAAGTCCTCGAACTGCCGCCACAGGTTGGGCATTGCGGGCTCCTACAGGTAGTGGCGCTGAACCTCGATGGTCTGGCGCACGGTCAGGGATTCGTTCCACTCGGCGGCGACGCTGGTGGCACGCACCAGGCCACGCCAGTCCTTGCCGCCCTCGCCGACGGCAAGCAGCAGGCCCGGATCGAGCAGGCCGAGCGAACTGAGCATCGGTAACTCCAACGTGACGACCGCCTGCCGGCCGACGTCGGCCAAGATCGAGCGACCCCGCTCACGGGCGGCATCGGCGTGGGTGATCAGCCCATCGACCACCGTCGGCGCGACCAGATCGCCCGCCGTACCGGCGCGCACCACGTGCCCGGTGACGCCCTGGCGCTCGCCACAGACGTACACCGCGTTGAAGGTGGGCTTCTCCTGCCAGCGCAGGTTCAGCGTCTTGACCACGTCGATGGGCAGCGTCCGGTCCGGAACCTCGGCTGCCCAGTTCCAGGGCAGCACCGGATACCGGGACTTGGCCACCAGCGTTCGCAGTCGCGGATGGGCATTGACGTAGCCGCCCACCGCTTCAACGATGCGGCCGATCACCCCCATCGGGCTCAGCGACTGGTAGCCCCAGCTGCCCTCCGGCACCAGCCAGTCCTGCAGCCGCCAGTCGAGCGTGAAGCCAGTCACCAGCCCCGCGCGCGTCAGCTCCTGCTCGGCCAGCTGGCGCGCGGTGAAGGGAGCCGCCGGCACGAAGGAGCGCTTGGGCGCATAGGGTTCGGCCAAGTAAGCCGCTGTCGAGCGCCCCCGGATGTTGAGGCTCGCCTGCCCGAACTCGCGCCGCACGTCGAAGCCCTCGACCAACATCACCCAGGTCACGCCGTTGATCGTGATTTCGATCTCCACCGGCCCGGACGCGGTGGGCTCAACCAGCTCCAGCGCCGCATACGGCAGGCTGGCCGACAGTCCCCACGCCCACGAATCCTCGTCGATGGAGAGCCGGACGCTCTTGGCAGGAATGGGCTCGCGGCCGGGCAGGCGCACGACATCAACGGCGTTGCTCACGAAGTAGACCTTGAGGATGGGGACGCTGAAGACACTGGCGTCCGGCTGCCCGCACGGGTGGGCGCCGAAGTCGAGCCACAGCGCGGGGCGCCACGCGAGGCCCTGGCGGGTCGCATGGCAGATGAAGGCGAGATCGGGGTGATACCTGGGTGCCGGCTCGACCACGGGAGGGTCGACCGGCAAGTGCGACTCGCCTGGGCGCGGCTGTCGCCCGATCTCCCACGGCAGTGACCAGCGCCCCGATTGCCAGCGTCCGGGCGAGAACCCGAACGCCTCGCGCAAGGCAAGCGGCACGGCGGGCTGCCATCCCTGCGACTGGCCGCGCAAACACGGCACCAGCCAGACAAAGGGGCTGAGCACGGCGCCCGACAAGGCGCTGCCCTGGCCCCACGGCAAGCCGAACGCGCCATGCTGCGGTACCAGCGGATTGAAGCGGTCCGCCGTTGAGGATGGAACGGGCTCCGCGCCCTGCCACCGCACGCGGCTGGCGCTACGGGCACGCTGGTTGTCGCCGCCGGCCGACTGGACCGTGCCGGCCAGCGTCACGGACGGTTGCCAGGACACCGCCGCCGCGCTGCGGTCGCGCGCACTGTCGTCCCAGCCGTCGTGCAGGCCGGCACCCTGGCGATGGGCACGCTGCCACGGCACTCGGCCGCCGCATTCCAGCTTGCGGCTCACCTGGTTGTCGTAGGCCGCGCGGATGCGCGCCTTGGGCGGGCCCAACCGGAGGCGGACCGTGGCACTGGCCGCCTCGGGAGCCGCTAGCCGCGTGTCCCCGAAATCGAGATCGGCACCACCGCCGTTCGGAGGCTTCCACGTCCCCCGGAATTCAAGATCGACGGTCACGGCGCTATTCGGTCAGTTCAGCCAGTTCCACGTTGACCGCGCCGCCGGCGAAAACCTGCAGCTTCGGCAGTTCGACCTCCGCCCCACTGTCCGGCAAGCCCGCATCCAGATCTGCCACCCAGCGCCCGTCGCTGTCGGACAGCCGTGCCCACGCAACGATGCCGGAGCGGCGGCACAGCGCCTGCCCGATCGGCGCGAACACGAGCCGGCCCCCTTCCAGGCTCCCCATGCAAGGCAGCGGCAGGCGAACTTCGGCCAGCAGGACCTGCTCGGCGAGCGCCTGCCCGATGTCGGGACGTGGCGCGGAATACAGGCGCAGCAGGCCGCCCGCGGTGCCGGCATCCAGCGCTTGGCCGATCACGGCCAATCGGCCATTCCGGACCGGTACAGACAGGGTGATCATGGATAAACGGTGGGCTCGGGACGGACCCAGTCGGCGATGACCGCGTTGAACTGGCGCACGTGGTCATGCGCCAGCAGGAAGAAGTCGCGGCCGGTATCGAGATAGTCAAAGCGGTAGAAGCCATCGCTGCGCGACCAGGCCTCGGCGACCAGCAGGCCCGTCAGTGCATCGAACAAGCGCACCCGGCGCGCAGCCGGCACACCCTCGATGCGCACACGCCCCTCGATGCGCCCGTTGCCCCAGAACTCGAGCGCACGCGAGGCGGGCAGCTCGCCATGCCGCGTCGGCGAGACGCCCTGGTGCGGGGCCGGCGCACTGCGTGCCACGCCGTCCGGCACCAGCGGGCTTGGTGGCCCCGCGTCGCTCCGCGCGATCGCGGAGGTCTCGTTGTGCAGCACATGGCGGGTGGGCGCACCCGTGATGGCACCGGGCGACACCCGGCTGGGCGGGCCGACGACCCGTGGGATTTCACCGGCCATGGATCAATCCCACGGGCCGGTCAGATCGAAAGCCAGGCGCGCGTTGCCGTTGCTGGCCGCGCCATTGACCACCAGCAGCTCGCGCTGCGTGCCGTCGATCACAAACCCGGGAAACTTCCACGGCTCCGGCGCGGGGATCGACTGCAGCGGGCACAGCAAGCCCGGCAGCCGGCCACGCAGCGACGGCCCGGTCTGTTCCTGAATCATCAGTGGCATCACGTAGATGCCGTTGTCCGCCGGGTTCGGGTACGGCACAGCGGTCGCCCCCAGGCCCGTGCTACCCCCGCCCGCCGGGGCACTGACCCATTGCGCGTTGATGCGGCCGCCCAGTTGCGAATACCCGCGCGCCAGCCAGATGCCTGTGCTGCCAACACCCGTTCCGACCGAGTAGACGTTGTCCGTGACGAGGTTGCTGGAAGGTTCGGCCCAATTGATGTTCAGGTCGAAGTAGCCGGCGAGCAGCGCACCGTAGGCATCGCCTGCCTTGGCGGAGGGGAAGTCCCCAAAGAAGTACGGCGCGTAGCGATTCGGGTAGCTCTCGCTCCAGTTCACCGCCAGCCAGAAGCGTTTGCTGTCGCCCACCAGCACCCAGGGGCGCGTCGTCGCATTGTCGTTTTGCGCCTTGCGCCACATCGTCTCGGCCTTGCCCGTGCCGTTGTCGACGTCGTTTAGCACTTCCCACATCTGCGCCAGCACCGTGCGCGGGCCGCGCCCGTAGTTGCCATCGCCTGCGAGCGGCGTCTCGTCGATGCGCAGGAACAAGCGGTTGCTGGTCACGTCACGCGACCGGTAGACCGCGCGGTCCTCGCCCGAGAATGGCATCTCCCACCCCAGCGGCGCGATCTTCGCGGTGAGGATCCCGGTGGCGCGCGCGGCCGCGTCGGCCGCGACCTCGAACTGGAACGTGTTGGTGGTCACATTGCGGATGCGGTGCTCGCCGTTGTAGGCCGCCTCGTTGGCCCCCGCGATCAGCACGATGTCGTCCTCGCGGAAGCCGTGGCCCGCGTCCGCCGTGCCGGTCGCCGCCGTGCCCTCGCGGGTGATCGCGGTCAGCGTGCGCAGGTTGAAGCCGTTACCGAGACAGGCGTTGAGCACGGCGATCAGGGTCCCGCGCTGGCCGCTCAGTTGCGGCGCGCCGGTCTGGTTGGACTGGAAATACTTGATGGTCATGGAGATAAAAGTCAGCGATCGATGTCGCCGCGAATCTGGATCTGGAAGGCGTCGTTCGCCTGCGTGGCAGGCCCCTGCAGCGTCGTGCGGGCGATCCAGATGGGGAAATTGGCTGCGGCCGTGGACAGCCGCAGCACGTTGCCGGCGGCCCAGCCCGCGCCCCAGCCCCCCGCGCGCAGCGTGAAATACGGCGCGTGGGTTTCTGGGTTGACCGGCGCGAGATCCGTGGCGGTGTTGCCCACGGCGATCTGCCCGACCGACTCGCCGACGACGCGGAACTCGTTGGTGTTGGTAAAGATCAGCGCCCAGCGCTCTTCAATGCTTCCGCGATTGGTGACCGCCACCGGGTACACCGTCTCGTTGTACTGGGCGATGGTGTTGGCGCCGATGCGGACGTCCTTCCACTCCCCCGTCCAGGTCTGCTGCGCGAACAGCGTGTGGGCGCGGGCCTGCAGGTCGCCGATGATCAGTGCCGACGACACCCGCGAGTCGCGCGCGGGATAGTCGTGCGTCAGCGGCCGCGTGAGCGTCAGCACGCCGTTGATCTGGGTGTCCGAGACCAAGCCCATGTCTTCGATACGGTGTTCGGCCACCAGCGGCTGGGCCAGACCGGCGGGCGATGCCTTGAGCGTCACAGTACCGGCATCGAGATCGGCGGTGTACCGATCCGTGGACACCGGCTTGCCATCGGCATCCAGCACTCGCAGGGCGGCCAGACGCACGCGGCCGACGTCCAGCGTGTCCCCGGCGCGCGCATTGGCCGGGAACGGCGTGGTCGCCGTGTGGTGCACCACAGCCACGTCTCCGGTGCGGAAGATCGGCACCTTGCCATCGAGCGGCAGCCGGACTGGGTCGAGCCCGAGCACGTCGGCCGACAGCGGCAGGTACGTGAAGGCCACCGCGTTGAAGCGCAGCGTGTCGGCCAAGACCGGCAGCGGCTGGAAGATCTGGCCGTTGCGCACGGCATCGACGCTGTACCAGATCTCGCCTTCCCGGCCGGCGGCAGGCACGAAGCGCCCGAAGCGCACGCGCACCACCCCGGTCTGGTAGTCCACCGTGCCGAGCATGCCCGCTGCCGCGATCGTGCCATCCGCGTTAGCGGTGGCCGTGATCTGGCCGCCGGTGAGCGGTACCGCGCGGATCTGCAGGCTCCCCGGCCGCACCGGCGCCGCCGGCACGCGGAAGACCACCTCATCGACCGGCTGTCCACCGAGTTCGGTCAGCAGCGACTGCATCGACACCACGTTGCCCACGCCCGGTTGCCAGACGGCAAGCAGCGCCCGGCCCGAGGCGTAGTCGATGGTGCCGGCCTGGGTGCCCGCCCCGGTGTTGGCATTGATGTCGGTCACCAACGAGCCCAACCGGTCCACGTAGACCTTGCCGCCCAGGCCGAAGCGGAGGCTGCCGGGCACGATGGCTTCGGCGTAGTGGTCGGTCAGGTCGACTTCCAACTGGGCGAGCGTCACCGTCTCGGTGGCAGCATTCGCCGCGTCGGCGGCGCGGTAGCGCACCTTGACGTAGCCCGACTCATCGATGGGCATCGCCGCACCGGCCGGCTTGTACTCCCAGTGGCTGAAGGTATTGCGATAAACGGGACGTCGCTCGCTGCCCTCCACTGTCCAGCCCAGCTGCTGCACGCTGTAGCGCGCGAACGGGATGTTGACCGTCGTGTCGGGCCGGAAGGTGATGGTGCCGGTGGTGTAGTCGATCCGGCCGACCACGGCCGCATCAAACGCGCCGCCGCCAGTGTCGCGGGCGATCTTGATCGGGTCGACGCGCTGCACCACCTGCATCTCGGCGGGCGTGCCCGAGATCGACTGGTAGTTCTCGATCAGCAGGTTGAACTCGAGCTCGACCGTGTTCGGGCGGAGGTCGGTCTGCGCCAGCCGGACCGTGACGGTGCCATCGGCGTTGCGCAGCGGGTGCGCGAAGTTCGCTTCCTGCGGCGGGCCCCACTCGTAGTCGATGGTCAGTTCCGCACCACCGGCCGGCAGCACGGCGGGCCGGAAGACCAGCTCGCCGCGCGCATAGCGCACGGTGCCGGATCCGTCACCCGTGATCACCCCGTGCCCGTCGTCGGTGGCCACGCGCTGGCGCGCGCCGTCCGTCCACGTGATACGCACGGTGCCCGGCGCGATGCCTGGATGTGCCACGGTGTGGCGCACGGTGGGTGGCTCTACCGGCGCCGCGACCCGGTTGAAGTAGCTGGCCGCACTCCCCCAGGCGAAGAGGATGGCCGTATTGGCGTCCGGCAGCGCGCCGGTTGTGAGGATCACCGAGCCGGTCACATAGTCCAGCGTCCCGGCCCCGAAAGACGAATCGCTGCCGCGAATCGCGCCGTCACCCTGGTCACGCAGGTCATACCACTTGCCCTGCGCCATGTAGGACACGATCAGCGCCCCCGGTTTGGGCGGCGGCGACAGGGTGAGGGTGTAGGCGTAGCCGCGGTTCTCCTGGGCGATGGCGATCGCGGCGGTATCCGCCACGCGGGTGGGGGCGCCCGCCGGCCGGAAACTGACCTGGAAATCCCCGCCGTATCCCGGCGTGCCGTCCTTGAAGGCCACCAAGCCCCGGGCGTAGTCGACCGTGCCGATGGTGCTCGTGCCGGACTTGAGCTGGCCCGCCGAATCGGTGAACGTGTAGCCGCCACCCGCGATGCGCAAGCTGCCCGGCACCAGCGGGTTGCCCAGGTAGAGGTTGCGGCCGCTGGCGACCTGGCCGTTGGCCGTGTAGGTCAGCACGCCGCTGCCGCTCTCCAGCAGCGGCACCGCCTGGCCGGCGGCGTTCAGGTCCACCAGCGGCGTCTCCGACTGCGCGGACGGCACCAGTTGCCCGAAGAGCCCCGGCACCTGCACGCGCAGGTCCCCCACCCGCGCCTCGGCTACGGTGGGGGCGATGCCGTAGTAGACCGCGGCGTTGGCGACGATCGTGTCGCGCACCACGGCCTTGGCCGAGACGTCATCCCGGTTGGACGGTGCCGGCCCCTCAAAATCACTGCGCAGCGGATCGGAGATCTCGCAGGTCGCCACGATCGCCGAGAACTTGACGGTGCCGCCGCCTTCGCTGACGGTGAATTCGCGCTCGGTTGTGGTGATGCGCGTGACCCGCACGTACTGCTCGGTCTCGGTCGGCTTGGCTTCGTCCTGCACCAGCACGAGCGCCTGCCCGACACGCGGCAGCGAATCAGACGGCTTCAACAGCAGCGTGATGGCGCGCTGGCCGGTGAGCTGCCGCTCCAGCAGCTGGCCGGGCCATTTGACGCCGCGGGCGAGATACCGCTCGACGCGATCCTTGGCGGCATCGCGCCGATCGGTCCATGACTTGGTGGTGAAGAGCGTGACCGACACGCGCGGATCGGTCGGCGCTTCGGCGAGGATCGCGTGGGCGCCGTAGTAGGAATCGGTCGAATCGGTCAGCACCCCGACAAAGGACTTGCGCAGCGACACGCGCCCGTAGGTGCGGTCGAGCTCGGAGATGTCGGGGAACAGGTTGTTGGACTGGCCGTCGACCACGACGTGGCCGGTCATGCGACCGCCGCCGTCGGGGGTGTCGAGCAGGCGCTCGGCGGCGAGCAGCTTCACGTCGCCGGAAAGAATCGGCATTCAGATCTCCATCAGACGGAGGGTCAATCGGTAGAAATCGGCGTCGCGCCGGGCCGGGAAACCGGTCACCGGCTCAGCCTCGATGGCGGTTTCGTGATGCCGGAAGGCCACGGTGAAGGCGCGGCCATCCGTGAGGGTCAGTTCGAATTGGCGGCTCGGCGTCGCCGCCCACGCGTACAGCGTGCTCACCGTCGCGCGGGTCACCCAGGCCATGTCGGCGGCGCCCACCAGCGTGATGGGCCGCCCCTTCTGGCGGGCCGCCGACTCGACCAGCAGCGCGCCGGTCAGCAGGTACGACACCGCAGCCACGGCGGGCGTCCAGGCGTGTTCGTCCGCCCAGAGCAGGTCATCGGGCAGCGCGAGGACCGCGCTGTCCACCAGGTTCTTCAATTGCATCAGGGTTACAGCGCCCTGGATTGGGCTTCTTTGAGGAGTTCAAGCAGCCGCGCTTCGTCGCGGGCGTCGATGGTGGCGGCGACCGTCCGGCCGCCAGAGGCCAGTTCCACGCGGATGGTGCGAGCTGGCGCCACCTCTGCCGCGTAGGCGGGTGCCGGCATACGCATGGAAGTGGCCAGCACCTGGGACAGCGCCGCAGCCGGGTCGGCACCCTTCCAGGCACCCGACACCGCTTGCGACGCCCTGGCCGCCATGCCGGCCAGCGGCTGGACGAGCCCGCCGGTAGCGTAGCCCCGGACTGTGTTGGCCAGCGCGCGGGCCGGCAGCGCGAGGTTGTTGATGGCATCGAAGAACGCCACGCCGTGACGGTCCACCGCCTGCCGGTTCACCACGTATTCGCCGGGCGTCAGCATGGCCGGCACCGTGTCGGAAGGCGCCACACCGCCGTCGCGGTAGAACTCGCCCTGGTGCTGCTCCATGTAGTCGAGCAGGTCGCGCTCCAGATCCTGGCCCCACAGCATCGGCTGGGCCATGGCCTGACGCCACGTGGTCTTGATGCGCTCGATGGTCTGGCGCTCGGCGGTGGTCAGTTGCTTGCGCTCGGCCAGCCCATTGAGCGCCTGCCGGTCGCGCTCGGCCTGCCGGCCGTAGTTCGTCATCGTGCGCGAGCGCATGTCCGAACTGACCCAGGCCCCGCCCTGGTGCTGCGCCCAGGACGTGTAGTCGCCCATGCCCTGCAGGCCCAGGTCGATCATCTTGCGGGCCTCGACCACGTCGCGGTTGCGCTTGGCGCCGCCCGGCTGGCTGCCGCCACGTCCCCCGAACAGCACCGCCCCGCCGGTGGCGAAGCGGGCCACGCCGTTGGCCAGTTGTGCGAGCGTCCCGGCGCCGTACTTGCGCACAGCAGCCTTGCGGATCACGAACGCCCCGGCGTCTAGCGTGCGCGGCACCGTGTCCTGGTCGCCCGTGCCCGGCACCGAACCGCCGGTCATGCGCGGGAAGGCGGGCGCAACTGGTCCCCCCTCCGCAAACTGCCGCACGCCACCACCGACCACCCCTCCCAAGGCGTTCGCCTCTACCCGGCGCACGGCAATCGTGTGGGTGGATGACGTGTTCATGCCGTTCAGGCTCTGGACCTCGGCGCGCACCGCATCGACATTGCTGGCCACACGGTGGCGTGACTCGGTCTGCACGCGGTCCAGCGCACGCAGCATGCCCTCGACGTTGGCGATCGCGGCACGCGCCTTCTCGGTGGCAACGCGCAGCTCCAGCTGCGAATTCTCTCGGGCGTAGGCATTGAGCTTGTCGAGCGAGGCGAGTGCCTTGGACACGTCGGCATCGACCGGCAGGGTCCTGCCTTCCTTGAGGCGCTGCTCGTAGTCCTGTAGCGTCTTCTCGGCCTGCTCCAGATCGGCCTTGATGACCACCAGCCGCTCGCGCTCGGCCAGGGCTTTGTCGAGGTCGGCGATGGCCTTGTCGAAGCGCTGGGTGTCCGCATCGATGGTGACCTTGAGCCCCTGCTGCAGCTTGGCCGTCAGCTGGGCGATCTGGCTGTCGGTCTGAGCCAGCGTCTGCTGGATGCCCTGGCGGGCCGACACCGCCGACTGCGCGGCGCGCTGGTGCGCCTGGGCCTCCGCATCGAGCGTCTGATTGAGGATGGTCTCAGAATCGCGGATGCGGCCGATAGCCTCGTTGACGGCGGCCTTGCCCTGTACGGCCCGGGCGTCGGCGTCCGCGGCCTGCTGTGCCGATTGGGCGCGCAGCTCGTCCGCCTGCCGTGTCAGGGCTTCGGCCTGCGCGTATTCCCTGCGGCCGGTTGCCTCCCGGGCCTGAGCTTCCAATTGGGCCACCTGCGAGACGGCTTGCTCGGACTGCCGGCGCGCATCCTCCGCGCGCTTGGCTTCGCTCGATTGCGTGCTCGCTACCTGGGCAGCCAGGTCCATGGCCTTGCTGGCGCGCTGGCGGGCCTGGTCGAATTCGCCGTTGGCCAAGGCTGCACGCGCACTGGCTTGGTATTCCGCGATCTGGCGTTTGCGGTCCTCCTGGGCCTCGTAGTCCGATAGCCCCGCGCGGCGGATGTCGCGGATGCGCTCCTCGGTCGACATCGACAGCTGGCGCTTCTCGTCCTCAATGCGCCGGATCTCGGTCAGATGCCGGTTCGCCTCGGCGTTGAGCGCGTCGATGTGCTGGCGGTATTCTGCGGCCGCCTGGGTCAGTGTCTGCCGGCGCGTGGCCAGGATCTCGTTCTCGACCCGCTGCACGTTGGCTGCGCGCTCGGCCTCGGTCTTGCCGTCGCGAGCGGCGGCGTCGACGCGGGCGCGGGACTCGTCATCGATCAGCTTCAACGTATCGGTCGCAGCCTGCTGGCGCAATGCCGTCTGCTGCGTGAGGGCCCCGACCAGCAGTTGGGTCGACGCGGCGATCTGCATCGCCTGCGCCTGGCCCGAGCGCTCCAGCGCCGCCTGCTCCTGCTGGTAGCGCGCCTTGACCGCCTCGACCTGGCGCTGCAGGTGGCCCTCGACGATGGAGGTGAGCCCCTTGTACGCCTCGGCCATCCTGGCTGTGGCGTCATTCACCGTGGAGCTCGCCTTGGAAACCGCCTGCTCGACCTCGCCGATCCGGGACTTGAGTTTCTCCAGGGCCATGTGGACAGCCTCGGCGCCACGACCGACCGCCTCCTGAGTGCCCTGGCGCACTGCTTCCAGGCGCTTGGCGATCTCCTCGGCGGCACCGGCTGCGGCGTTCATGGCGCCCTTGGCCGCGTCCGTTCCCCGGCCGGCGTCGGCGACCATCTGCGCGAAGACCCGGTTCATGTCGCCCAGCCGTGCCTGGTGGCGCTTGGTCGCCTCGGCGATGGTGTCGGACGTGAAGATGGCGGTGAACGCCTCCCAGTGAAAGCGCAACTCCTCGACGGAGCGGATCAGCACCTCGACCATGAAGATGCCGGCGCGGCGCACGATCTCGAATTTCTCCGACAGCCACGTGCCGATCTCCCAGCCGACGAGGAACGCGCCCAACGTGGCGAAGCCGGTCCGGAGCACGCCCACGCTCGCAATGGCGGCGGACACCGACAGGTTGGCCGTGGCCCAGGCGGCGGAGGTGGCGCTCGCTGCCGTGACGGCGGCGGCGCCTGCGGTCTGCCACGCGGTGATCAGGGCTGGGAGCAGCCGGTAGACGAGCACGGCGAGGCCAACCTCGGCGATGCGTGTGAGCCAGCGCATCACCATGTCGAGGTTCTGCGCTATCCACGTCAGTGCCTCGGACAGCTTGGCACTGAAGCCGGTGGCCTGGTCGACCCGGTTGATGTACTGCCCGAAGGCATTGCGCAGCCGCTCGAACGCCTGACTGACCGTCGCCGGCAGCTGGGCGTATTCGGTGGCGAGCTTGTCTTTCTGGGACAGCAGCGCGTTGACCACCACGTCGGCGGTCAGCCTGCCCTCCTCCGCCATCTTGCGCAGCCGGCCGATCGGGACGTTCAGGCCATCGGCCAGGGCCTGCGCGAGCCGGGGGCTGTTCTCGACCACCGAGTTGAACTCCTCGCCGCGCAGCACGCCCGCCGCCAGGGCCTGGCCGAACTGCAGCAGGGCCGATTGCGTCTCGTTGGCGGACGCCCCGGAGATGCGCAGCGCCTGCGAGATGCTCTCGGTGATGGTGAGCGCCTCCTTCTGCTCGCCGCCGAGCATGCGCACCGCTTGCTGGAGCTTGCCGTACAGCGTGGCCGTCTCCTGAATCGGCACGCCGATGCGCTGGGCGATGTCGAACAGTGCCGTCTGCGCGGTCGTGAACTCGCGCTGGCCGGCCGTCGCCAGCTTCAGGCGCGCAGCCATCATGTTCCAGGCGTCGGCGACCTGAACGGCCTCCTGTACCTTGCCGGCGACCCAGTTGATCGAGAGGAAGGCGAGCAGCTGCGTTCTCGCTGCGGCGACCTGCTCGCTGACGACGGACACGCCAGCCTTGACCTGGGCGATGCCCACTGCGGCCCTGTCGCCTGCGGTCTTGGCTGATGCGGCCAATTCACCGAGGCTGCGCTCGGCAGAGGTGATGGCGCGTTTGAGCCCCTCGTCGGCGCCATCGAGCGCGACGAGGATGGAGATGCGTTGGTTTGCCACCTACGATTTTTTCTCTTACTGGAAACGATATTGAACACCGCAGCGAGCGGCCGAAGCGGCGGGGATTACAGCCACTCCATCACGTGTGCGATGAAGGCACGCGCCGCTTCTGCGTTGATCGCGTTACCAAAGGCGCGCAGGCGTCCCACTCGGGCGGGAGCCCCATGAGCCAGCGGGAATGCGCCGGGTTCAACTGGCCGCCAGCGTCCATCCCGGCACAGGAGCCAGTCAGCATCTCGCCACAGGCCGTTTGTCGGGCCGGGCCCGGAAGCAACGTGAATGCCTGCTCGCTCAACGGCTTGCCGCGGGTCTGTTCCGCCCGCTGTGCAAGGAACTCCGGCGAGCCGCTGGCCGAGTGCCAGTCCCTCGCGTTCGGCGTAGCCCAGCCCGAGACCAATGCCGCCGTCTTCCGGCTGCTGTCGTTGTTGCCCGCTGCGTTGTTGCCGTTCTGCGCCGGTGTACCCGCCATTGGTGTCGGCCAGCCCGCCAACGACGCACAGCCCGGAAGGCGATCGGTGCCCTGTGACGGTCCGCCCTTCGGTCCGTCCTGCTGGCAGGGAGTAGGCCAGCCTGCCATTTGTGCGACCAAGCTCAAATCCGTCAGGCTTGCCCCCATCTTCGCTCCCTTCGCGATTGATCTCAGCTTTCGCGCGACGAACTGCTCGGGAGTACCGCCGGCTTCGCAAGCCGTCGGCGTAGGCCACCCAGTAGAGCCGGTCCCGGATGTGCGGGGCACCGACGCCCGCAGCCGGAAACGGGACCGCCCCGAAGGCGTGACCCACGGCCTCCATGTCATCTTGTACAAGGTCGATCCAAGTGTCCGCGTTGTTGCTCGCAACCTGCTCTCCAAGAACAACTGCAGGTCGGCACTCGCTGATGAGGTGGTACCAGGCTGGCCACAAGTGCCGCTCGTCAGCAAACGCGAGTCCTTTGCCTGCCTGGGAGAAAGGCTGGCACGGACAGGAGCCGGTCCAGACGGACCGGTCATCTGGCCAGCCTGCGCGGCGCAGTGCCAAGGACCAGACGCCGACACCGGCGAAGAAGTGGTGCTGCTTGTAGCCCCGTAGGTCTTCGGGTCGCACATCTTGAATGTCTCTTTCGTCAACATCGCCCGGCACGATGTGGCCGGCGGCGATCAGGTTGCGCAGCCATGCGGCTGCATACGGATCGATCTCGTTGTAATAGGCGCCCATGTCCCTGCTACTCACAAAGGCCATAGGCGGAAGAACAGGCTGTGGGCTCGGCCAGGCCAGCCAGCAGGTCGTAGTTGTCCGTGTCGAGGGTGGTCGTAATGGTTGTTTTCATGGTCTGGCCTCTGAAAAGGTCAGTCGTGCAGGCACCAGCCCGCAGCGCGGTGCTTCAGTACAGCGGCAGGTCAATGGGTGCGGTCTGGGACGCGAGCGCGCTTGCGGCGGCGGTGACTACCGCACGCCAATGGGCGAGGCGTGGCCTCGTGATGTGTGGTCAGACGCGGGAAGCAGTGGCCCACTGCGCATCCGACTTGGTGACTGCGGACGTGCCCGCATGTCAGTTATTTGCGGGCGGCCTCGTTTGTCAATGTTCAACGTCTTTGCACGGCAAATGGCCGGCTAAACCCGTTAGGGATGGTGTTCAGAACTCATTCCGTCGAACTGAGTCATCGAAGCGAAGCGGATGCGTAACAGACGATGCGAAGCCTGACGCGAACGGAACGCTACGCGCAGCATGGAGAGGCCGATTCCCGCCTGCTCGGGGCGGTTTTCCTTCATGCGCGGGCCTCACGCATCAGTCGCCCGCGCATCATCCACAGATTGCTCAGGGCAAACAGCGTGTGTAATTGCTGTGTGTTCTTTATCAAGCCTCGATAGCGCACCCTCAAGTGCCCAAACTGGCGCTTGATGACTCGGAACGGATGTTCCACGCGGGCACGAATGCGCGCCTTGACCCGCTCCAGCTCATCGACGAGCGCACCCGACACGGTGCTCTTGTCCAAGGCGCGGCGTTTGCCCGGGCGTAATGCCACATGCCAACGCACCTTCAACTCCTGCACCTCTTCGCGCTTGTCGATGCCCTGATAGCCGGCATCGCCGAACACGTCGGCCTCCTTGCCATGCACCAATGCGTGCGCTTGCGTCACGTCGTTGACGTTGGCGGCCGTGCCCACTACGGTGTGCACCAGCCCCGAGTCCGCATCCACACCAATGTGCGCTTTCATGCCGAAATGCCACTGGTTACCTTTCTTGGTCTGGTGCATCTCTGGGTCACGCTTGCCGCTGCCATTCTTGGTCGAACTGGGCGCGGCAATCAGCGAGGCGTCGACCACCGTGCCCTCTTTGAGCAGGTAGCCCTTCGCACTGAGTTGCGCGTTGACGGTCTGCAGAAATTGCTCGGCTAACTGGTGTCGCTCCAGCAAGTGCCGAAAGCGCAGAATGCTGACCCGGTCCGGCAGTCGGCTTATGCCTCCCAGCCCCGCGAATTGCCGATACAACGGCACGTCGTACAGCGCCTCTTCCATCGCCACGTCCGTCAGCCCGAACCATTGCTGCAGAAAGTGGATGCGCAGCATCGTTTCGACTGGAAACGGCTTCCGACCCGTCGCCTTGACCGGCGCATGCGGCGCTATCAACGCCAAAAACGCCTGCCACGGCACCACACGTTCCATCTCATCCAGAAATACCTGCTTGCGCGTGCGTCGGTTGCTCAGGTCCAGGCCAAGGTCGCTTTGTTTCATGGGTTCATCCAGCGTTGCGAACCTTCCTTCGACTGCCCGCGCTTGCGGGAGTTTTGAACACTATCCTTAGCAGCACTCTTCAGGGCGACGGGGATTGCGATACGTTGTGACATCCCTATTTCGGGCCGAATGCGAAACCTTCGCGCCCGGCACAAAGCCGTTGCCCGATCTCACCTATTGAGTCGGCATTGTTGAACTTGAAAAACGTATCAGCAAGGTTTCACGCTACTCTCGACGCTGCCGCGTGGCCGGTTGCCGTAGTCCATGACCACGAAAGAGACGGCAATGCGCAAGCTCAGTTTCAAGAACATAGATGCCGACTCAATAAGCTGCCCGCAGAAATGGGGAGCTGCATTGCTTGGCTCTCCCTGTGCTAGTGCGCGGCAAAACGTAGCGCATACCTACGACGATTCGAGACGATATGAAGGTCAGTAGCGCAAACGCAGGCGTACCCGCCAGTTCGGCAGACAACACTAGCGTGCGCCCCTCGCAGACGAATGCGGACACAACCGCATTGGGCCGCCGCCGCAGGGCACCGGAGGATGCACCGGGCAGCCCTCCTGCGCGCAGACAGCGACAAGACTCTCCAGAAGACTCCGCGCAAACCATGTTCCGCCGAGCTGGCATGACTTCGCTGCCACCATCCCCGGCTACTTCTGAACAGGTGCCACCCCTAGACAATCGGCCGACGCTCGAACGGATGGGTGTGGATCATCCTTTGCCGGGGCACACGTGGTACGAGACCGGGCATGCCACTGCATCGCCTGCTGATCGAACTTCCACCGCATCTGCGGCCCAGGTGGCCAGTTCGTCACGGAGTGCCGGTCCCGCAACAGCCGCAAGGCCCCAGCCCACGCATACATCGGCTGGCCAGCAAGCAACCGTGGACCGGTTGCGGACGCAGGTCACGGGATTCCTCTGCGGCGCACTGGGAAAACTGCAAGCTCTGAGCGCACGGAACATGGATCCAGAGTTGGCCCAATTCCGCGTTCTGGACGTGGACCGGGCGATCATGCCGCTGCTGATCGTTGCCGAAAACGCTCGCAATCCGGGACTCAATCTCGTGCCCCTGCATATGGATATGGCCGAAGACGAGGAGGTGCGCACCCAGCCTCCAATGGGGGGGGGCGCGACATATCGCTGACTTCGTTGCGTCGGCCCGGCCTGGACGGTACCGCGCGGTTATCGACGACGGTTCTCACACGAGAACCGCAGATATTCGCAAGGACGCCTCTGGCACAAGCGTGATCGTTGTCGATCCCCTCCGAAAAGAAAAAGACGAAGGCGCGTACGTCGATTACGCCGACAACGTGAATGTCGAATTCGGAGACGATGCGAAATGCGCATTCATCCCGGTCGACCTTCAGAAGTCCTTCTTCGATTGCCGGATACTCTCCCTGTCACTGGCGCTCAAGATGCATGACAAGGACGACGCGTTTGCCGCATTCCACGAGACGCTGAGAAATGGTGGCGATCCCTCACACCACGTATCCCGCGCCCAACAGACGGAGGAACTTGGCGCTACCCTTGTGCTTGATGGTGCGCCACTGGTCGACGCCCGTATGATGAAACATGGTCAAGCCGCAAGCTCTGTCTCTCGGTATCTCGGAAACCATCCCGAGGGCGTTGTTGCATAAATCAGCGATGGCGAGAAAATCACTCATGGGTGTGAATTTTCAGCAATCGTTGACTGTGTTCGCCTCATGAAACGCAATAATCTGCCACATGGCGAGCAACTCATCGATTTATGCAACAACGCCGCTTGTGCACGTCGACAGGGCCGCTTGTTTAAGACTTGTAGCCCTTATTCTTCACGAGATCTTTGTACGCCTCGTAAGTATGGCGGCTTATCGAGTCTTTCTCGCTGCGTGGGAGCTTGCCCTTCGGATACTGTGCATAGAGTTCCCCAGCCCTATAGGAGCTGGCGGTGTCTTCCAACTGGACGATTCCTGGCTTGCGATCCTCCCTTTCCAACACATGGGTCTCGTCGCTTTCGTCCGAGAATCTCACGCTGTGAAAGCTCCCAGCTCTGAAGTGACCACCTGGGTTGCGAGGCAGCGACGGCGGACGTGTCAGACCGGAAAATTCACCTGGCGTCCTGCGGGGCGCTGAACGGCTGGGCGACGACGTGGGCGAAGTGGTTGGCGACTGTTCCTGGCTGTACAAATACGGGTAATTACCGACCGCGCCTCGAATAGGGCTTGTCATGTTGCAACTCCATAAAATGATTACGCAATGCAGTGGGGTCGTTGCATAAATCATGGGAGTGTCACTTTGGTGCTTAAAAATTGCGCAACGACAGAAATATTCGTTCGCTACGTGCGAAATCAGTCTAGCTTGCGCAATCTCTGGGCGGTGACATCGCTTTATGCAACAACGCCCTGCATCTCAATACGACGCCTCATACCCAGAAGATTGGCATGGGCGCCGCGTCATAGATTCTGTGAAAAATCTGTGGAAAAGTTGTCGTAGTAGGCGAATCCGCGTAAAGTTTAGCGAAAGCTTACTATTCCGAACCTGCGAGGGCTTCAAATGATGGGGCCAGAACTGAGTTTGCGCATCGCCAATGATGTGCGCCTATGCCTGACGCCCAAGTTCCATCTGCACAGCGGCGGACAGGCGCGGAATACGCCGCGCCACCACTTGCTCGATGTCGAGCCGCTTCCTGAGCACGACACGCGGCACCAGCACCGCAATCGGAACGTCCGCGCCGCGCTGGATGCGTTTGACGCCCTCGGCCTTGCGGTAGCGGCGCTTGAAGCCGGCCAGCGGCCGGTCGTGCTCCCCGATGTTCTCGGCCATCAGCACCACGTTCCCCCGGTCGTTCTTCACGAAGTACGCATTGCCACCCCGCATCAGCTCGGCGATCTGCGCCTTGAAGCGCTTCCTGCCCACCCGCCCGTACAGCGGAATCAGCAGCCGGCCGGCGACCACACCGCCCCGCTCGTGGATGGCTGACCACGGGACACGCGAGCCCACGTAGAGCGCCGGCAGACGCTTCGGATCCTTGTCCAGCACCTTGGCCGTGAAGCCCTTGAGGAAAGACTTCTTGACCACCCGCATCTGCCCGGCGACGTGATCGCGCATGTCCTGCTTGAGCTCCGCCGCCTCGCTGGCCATGGCTTGTGCGACCACCTTCTTCACCTTCGGTCGGAAGTCCCCAGCCCAACGGCGTAGCTGGGCCTGCGCCGCAGCGCTATCGATTCGAACGGAAATGCGCATGGTTGTTTGCCTTGTCGGTAAGCTGGTCGAGCGTACGTTCGAGATTGCGCGCATCGCCCCGTGAGCCGATGGCGATCAGCGACAGCAACCGCGCGTCACGCGCAGCGTCGGCGCGGACGGCGGCGTCCAAGAAGCCGCGCACCTGGGTCAGGGTGTAGCCGAGAATGTCGGGCAACCGGTGGCCGTGGTCGATCAAGCGCTGGATGGCGTCGAACCAGACGCCGCCGCCCGCGTCACCCGTGCGAACAGGCCGTCGAGCCTCGGCAGCACCGTCCGGGTAAAAAAATCCGCGTTCACCTCGACCACCTTGGCCGCCAGCAGAATCGCCTCGTCAGCCGCGAGTGCGTCGACCCACACGCGTGGCTTGTCCACCGCGATGGCGACGGCCTGCAGCAGATCGTCGCCGTGCTCGATGAAGAGCCCGAGCCAGTCGATCTGCGTCGCATTGAGCTGCTGCAGCGTCGGCGAGATTGCGCGCAGGAAGGCCGGCAGCCGGCCCACCTTCAGCGGCTCGATGGCGAGCGCCTCCCCGCCCACGACGAGTTCGGCCGGCTGCGGGATCAGCTTGTCCAGATCGTCCATGGCCGCCCTCACAGTTGCACGATCCTGCCAAATTGGCCAAGGACCGCGTCGAACGGCTTGGTCGGATCCGCCAGCAGCGAGCCCTCCATCTCGAACTTGTTGTACTCGTCCGAGATGAGCGACAGTTCCTTGAGCGGATCGAATGCCACCCGGTACAGCTCCACCAGCACCTTGGCGTTGCCCTGGGCGGTGTTCAGACCCTCCAGGCGCAGGTACCGCTCGGGCAGCGGCTGGGTAAAGATGCCGATCTCGGTGGCGACGCCATAGGCGTAGCTCGCCTTGAACGGCTTCACGTAGGGCGCCGGCGGCGAGCCGCCATCATCCAGGCGCAGGAACTGGATCGAACCGAAGTCCAGGTCGCCGGTGTAGTCGACACCGATCGCCAGCGTCGCCGGCTTGGCTGCACTGTCCTTGATCACCAGCTTCGACACCTTGGGGTGGGCCAGGAAGTAGCGGTCGCCCACCAGTGGCTCCGCGCCGCCGACCGGCTCGTCGTTGACCGCGCCAGCGTCGCCGGTGACGTGGTTGCCGTACAGGGCCAGGGCGAGATTGTCGCGGGTGAACTCCTCGATGGTCAGGTTCAGGGTGGCCGACTTCTGCTTGACCATCCGGTGGTCCAACGTACGCTGGCCGGACTGGCTCTCGTAGTGCTCCAGCACGTCGGTCTTGAGGGACAGCTTCAGCTCGGCCACGTTGCCGGGCGAGCGCACCTCGTAGGGCACGCCCGCGGCATCGCGCTTGCCGAGGTAGACGCGCCCCTGGAAGGAGGCGTAGGTACTCATGGTTGGGGGAATTTCCTTGCGTGACGCAGAAATGGGTACGGGGGTGAGAGCGGCCCGGACGGGGCTCTCGAAGTGCGGGTTGCCGCCTGGATCAGCGGCTTCAGGCAGGCGTCGCCAGATCGGCGGCCAGGGTCCGGTAGGTAATGCGGTAGCGCGCCGGAATCGCAGCGGCCACGGCGTCGGCGTCCTCCACGTCCCACTCGCAATCGAGCTCGTGGATGCCGAGCGCCAGGCCACCGAAATTCACGTTGGCCATCAGCGCCGCGTGCGCAGCCGTCAGCAGTTGGTCGGCTGCCGTCTCCGGCGCGGCGGGCGGCACGGCACGGGCCAGCGCCGTCACCCGCACGGTCAGCTCGCGCGTGACGCGGTCGTTGGCCCGGCTGGCGATGGCATCGCTCTCCGGATACACCACCAGCGCCGGGCACTGCTCCCGCGCGATGGCGACGGCGGGCGACCGGTGCAGCGTGGCACCGAGCGCCTGTGCCGGCGCACGGACGGCCGCCATCACCGCGAGCAGGATCCGCTCACGGACGGAGTTGACTGCCATCGGGATTACAGGCGGGTGAGCTTGGCGCGGATCTCGGAGCCGTCACCGACCGCGCGCAGATCTCGCACATGGAAGACCCCACCAGCGATCTCGACCGTTTCGCGGGGACCCAGCCCCGCAAGGATCGTGGCGGGATAGGACATCACGTACTCGGTGCTGACCGTCAGGCCATCGAGCAGCGTCTCGTCAGGGGCGGCAAAGCCCACCATGTTGATGCGCGGCGGGCCGCCATCGGACGGCCGCCAGACGCACTCCTTCAGGAGACCCGCGTTGGCGGCGGCTTCGTAAAGGGTTGCCACGATGTCCATGGTCACCCCATCGTCAGCTTGACCAGCACACCCGGACGCAGACACATCGGCAGCGGGTTGGACTGGGTGTGCACATCGGTGCCCCGGCCGAACTGGCGTGGCTCCTGCTTGGCGTACAGTGGCTGACCAAGGGTGTTGACGGTCTCGTTGAAGTCGGCCGGCGCGAAGTACGTGCCGAAGGTGTCGATGGTGCCCACAGGGAAGACGTGCGCCTCTCCTGGTTCGATGAAGCTGCGCACCTTGCCGGCCGCGTCGGACGCCTTGCCCCGGTACTCCTCGAAGGTGATGCCGCCGAACTCGAAGCCGCTTCGCATGTCGTTGATCAGCATGATCCCTTCGCGCCAGCGCGAATAAGCCTCCTTGACGCTCTTGTGGCTGATCAGCGCCTTGAAGAAATCGGTCGAGCACAGGCAGTGCGCGCCGGTCGTGACTTCGCCGAGCAGGGAGTCGTCGATCATGGTGAGCACGTCCGTGCATTTGTTCCGGACCTCGGTCTTGTCGGCGCCCAGCTCGAAATTCACCACCTTCTGCTGGATGCGGAACTCCTCGAACAGGTTGTAGAGGGGGGAGCCGTCCGCGTCGAGGATCTCGCCCTTGAGCGCGCCCATGCGCAGGTGTTCCAGCGTGATGGCGTGCTTGTTGCGCATCGTCTCCAGGCGCTCGGCCATCACGTTCGACACGGATTCCAATTCGGTCTCCGAGCCGAAGCCGCGCAGCCCCTGCACCGCCTCGGGTAGCACCACGTCGTCATGCGGGATGTGGGGGATGACGAAGGAGCGCAGGTTGCGCCGGCCGCGCGTGCCGACCGTGCCAGGGGAGCCGGGCGGCAACGTCGGCAGCAGCGTCAGCACGCCCTCGCGCTGCTCCACGATGATCTGGCGCGTGCGCACGGGCTTGGGCGCAAACAAATTCATCTGCTCCAGCTTGCCGTACCGGTTCGGGATCAGGTTGATGGCCGCCGTCATCGAGGCCATCTCGAAGGCAGGATTGGTGAATGGATTCTGCATGGTCGATCAGGCTCCGACGCGCACCAGGACGCCCAGTGCCTTGAGTTGAGAGATCGCGGCGTGCTGCTCGACGGCGGCGATGCCGGCGGGCCACTGCAGCGCGTGGCTGGCGACGATGGCGTGGCGCGCGATCAGGAGGCCGTCGTCACGGTCGGCCAGGTGAGCGTCGCACGCCTGCATCAGCACACCGGCGGCGTACTGGCTGCCATCGGTGGCGGACGGGTCAAGCTGCTTGACCTTGCCCGTGGCGGTCACCATGCCGACCACGGTGCCCAGGGACAGGGTCTGGCCGGCGGCCACGGTGATGCGCTCGCGCGAGTACAGGTTGGGCGCCTCGTATTTGAGGAGGTCGCCCAGGTTCAGTGGTTCTTGAAGGACAGGCATGGGTCGTGATTACTGAATGCCCAGGCGCTTCTTGACGGCCTGGAGCAGCGGATTGCGGGGGGATGCGGGATGGCCGGCGTCGGCCGAGACGACGGGCGCCTGCGGATCGATGCGACTCGCGATCTCGGGCGACGCCTCGGCCCGCGCGGCGAGCAGGTGGCTGCGCACGCGCTCGGGCGTGGCGCGCGTTTCGAGGAAACCGGCGATCAGGTCGGTGCGACCGGCCAGCGCGCACAGCTGGGCGATCTCCACGGCATCGGTGTGGCTGGCGACGGGGGCTGCTGCGACCGCTGCAGGTTGGGCAATGGAGCCGGCAGCGTCCGCAGTGGGTGCATCGACTGCGGCGAGATCTGGTTGAGTAGTCATGGAACAGTCCATCTGGGAGGTGAGAGAAACGCCGCGCGCCGTCATGACCGGCGCGGCGGAAGAAAGGGAAGCGGTGAGCTGAGCGAGCGCGTCCTCGAACGTGCCGACGGCGTCGGCCAGGCCGGCGGCAACGGCGTCCTGCCCGAAGAACAGCCCCGCTTCGGTGGCCGTCACCGCCTCGGCCGACAGCCCGCGATAGCCGGCCACGGTCGCGACGAACAGCCCGTAGATGCGGCTCACCTCGGCCTGCAGTTGCGCCTGCGCTTCGTCGGTGATCGGCGCGTGCGGGTTGAGATCGTTCTTGCGGGCACCGGCGAACACCGCCGTGTAGCGGATGCCGTCCTTGGCGTCCTTGATGGACTGGTCGACATGCATGGCGATCACGCCGATCGAGCCGACCCCACCCGTGCGCGAGACGAAGACCCGCGACGCGGCGCTGGCGAGCGCATAGGCCGCCGAGAACGCCATATCGTTGGCCACCGCCCAGATGGGCTTCATCGCAGCAGCGGCGCGGATGCGGTCGGCGAGATCGAAGACGCCGCCCGACTCGCCGCCGGGGCTGTCGACATCGAGCAGGATGGCGGCCACACCGGGGTCGGCCAGGGCCGCGTCCAGCTGGTCGCCGATGGCGGTGTAGCTGGCCAGCCCCGACTCGGCCTCCAGGCCCACAGTGCGCCGCACCAGCGTGCCGTGGATTGGGATCACGGCGATCTGGGCATTGCCACGGACCGAAGTCCGTTCGGGCGTGATGTAGTCGCCCGGCGGCGCCAGGCCGGCCAGGCCCACGCGTGGGCCGAGCACCGACAGGATCACGTCAAGTTTGGGGCGATCAATCGCCAGCGGCACACCAAAGAGGCGTGTCGCCAGATGAGGCAACAGGGTCATAGGAAAAAACGTCAGGCTGTAGCGACGGACTCGCCAGCGTTCGCGTTCGAGTCGGTGCGGGGTGTTGCGGCGGCGCCATCCTTGGCTGTGTGGCGTGGGTCGGAATCGAAGACGAGCCCGAGCGCATCGGCGCGGGCGTTGTCGGCGGCGATCTCGCGGTCGATGTCCTCGGCGTCGTAGCCGAAGGTCGAGATGGCTTCCGAGCGGCTCATCAGGCCCGCACGGATCGCCAGCAGCATCGCCTTGAACTCCTTCTCGGGGTCCACCCACTGCCAGCCCTGCGGGATCCACTTGACCTGCAGGTATTGGCGACGCCGGGCCGCGCCACCGCGCGCAAAGCCAGGAGCTGTGAGCGCACCGGACAGCACCGCCTGCTTCATCCAGGCAGCCCACACCGGGCGGCACATCTGGTGCACCAGCACGCTGTGCTGCACCATCTCGCAGCGGCGGCGGAACTCCAGCAGCCCCGCGCGGATGGACGAGTAGTTCACGCCGGTCAGGTCCCCGGTCAGCTGCTCGTATGTGATGCCAAGTGCCGCGGCTACCGCGCGGAACTGCGTGCGCAGGAACTCGCCATAGGAGCCGCCGACATCGGCCGGATCGGAGAACTTGATGTCTTCGCCCGGCTCCAGAATCTGCAGCGTCCCCGGCTCCAGCCCCACCAGCGAGATCCCGGCCTCGTCCGGCAAACCCTCGCCCATCAGGTTGTCCTCGGGGCTCTGCCGCGTGACGAAGCCCGCGAACATGGCGGCGGTTTTCTTGCGCACCAGCTCGGCGTCGTCGTACTGGTCGAGCTCGTTCAACTTGACCAGCGCACGCGACAGCCATGGCTCGCCCCGGATCTGGCCCGGACGCAGCACGCGGTACAGGTGGATGATCTCGCTCGCGTCGACCCGCACGGTGTCGAGCCCGCCCTGCCCCGACATCGGCGCCAACCGGCCATCGTCCGGATGCGAGCGGTACAGGTGGTAGGCCACGCGCCGGCCCAGCCCGTCGAACTCGATGCCCGAGCGCACCACGTTGCCCGGGCCGGAGGCCCCTGCGGGTGGCGGCAGGTCGACGTTCAGGGTCATCGGCAGATGCTCGGCCTCCAGCAGTTGCAGTTGCAGCGGCACGGTCAGGCCATCCTCGGGACGGCGCGGGCGCAGCCGGATCAGGCACTCGCCGCCTTCGAGCATGGCGCGGCAGGCCAGCGCCTGCAGGCCGTAGAAGTCGGTCTGACCGGCGGCGTCGGCTTCTGCCGTCCAGTCCCGCCACAGCGCCTGCACGTCGGCCTTGAAGGCATCATCGGTGGAGAGGCTCTGTGGCTTGATGCCAGTGCCGACCGCGTTGGCGACGAACGCCTCGATGCCAGCCTGCGCCCAGGCGTTGCGCCGGACCAGATCCCGGCTCTTGATGCGCAGGTCCTCGCCACTGGCGAGCAGCGCCGCCACGGCGCCCGGATTGCCGGGCCTCCAGGCGAGCGACCGCCTACCCCGGCCGGCGGCCTCGTGTACCGGCGCCTGAGCGAACAGGCTGCGGATCCGGCCGAACCAGCCGCCAGATGCTTGGCCAGAGGGTCGAGATACAGCTCGGGCCATCAGAACCCTTTGCCGGTCGTGACGCGGATCTGGCGCGGAGCGCCCGGCCACAGGCCGGTTTCGGCGGCCTGCTCGAACAGGCCGCGCCTGACCTCGCGGATCGCGAGCCTGAGCTCATCGACCGTGCGGTACTCGACCGTCTTGTCTTGGAAGGTGACGCGACGCTCACCCTTGGCGAGCGCGGCCTCCAGCACTAGGAGTTGCGCTTCGGTGTATGCCATTCAGCGGTAAACCATCAGGTTGAGTTCGGAGGTGTCGGAGAGCGTCCCGGCGGCGGTCGTGCAAATGACCTCCACAAACGCCTCGGCCTTGGCCTCGGCGCGCACGCGGGCGGCGGCGGCCTTCATGGACGACTGGCGACCCGCGTTGCGGGCGAAGGCCAGCCAGCAGTAGCCTTCGTCCGGCATCGGCTCGGCGAAGACCACGCGGTACCTGCCGGTAGCGAGGCGCACGACGCTCTGGACGTTGAATGCCGACCGGATCACCGCCTGGTTGCCTTCCGTGCCAAAGCACACCCAGGCGCGGGCCAAGCCCGGATGATCCGCGGTGATACGGGCGCGGACCTCCTGGGCAATCGCGGCGGCGAGCTCGGCGATGTTCCCGGTCAGCGACATGGCCGCCGGATCAGGCGCCGGTCAGGGCCGCCTCGAAGACCGGCACGAAGTCCGTCTCGGGGTCGCCGATGGCGGCGGCCGCTACCGCGCCGATGTTCTGGCGGACCTGGGCCTGCTCGTCGGCGGTCAGCGCCTGCGCGGCGTCGAAGCGCACGCGGCGGTCCACGGCGGCCAGCAGCGCGGCGATGCCGCTCTGGTCCTTGAGGATCGCCTCCTGCAGCTCCTTGAGGGTGTCGAAGGCCGCGTCGGCGCCGCCCAGCAGGTCGGCCTTGAGCGCGTCGAGCAGGCCGGTGATCTTGGACGCCGAGAAGGTGGTCGTGGTGCCCGCCACGTTGGCGTCATCGATCAGCGCGGCGCTGGCGATCTTGTCGAACTGCGCACGCAGCTCGTTGATCGCCGAGACCAGACTGGTCTTGTCGGTGGTCGACAGCCGGGCCAGCGTGCCGACCTGGTCGTGGATGGTCTTGAACTCCGACGCCAGACGCAGGACGAGGGATTCGATGCGAGTCTGCAAACTCATGGGGGATGAACTCCGGGTATCAGGATGAGGAGCACCGGGGTGCTCAGGACGACAGCCAGCGGCTCTTGATCACGCGCCGGCCGGCTTGGCGGCCCCCAGGACGGGGCCCAGAAACGGCGATGCCACCGCGAGGGGTGGCATCTGTGGGAGAACTCAATTCGATTGGGGGCGGTGTGTCCGGCGGCGGCGCCAGCCCCAGTTGCCGCTCCAGCTCGCGCCAGTGACGCTCCTCGAAGCGGTCGAGCCCGGCGGCGCTCGCAGCCGCGCGCGCGTAGACGTAGCAGTCCAGTGCCTCATTGCGCTCGCGCATCTTCTGCCACTCGCGAATCGGGAAACCGCTCCGGTCACGGCGGGTGATCAGTTGCTCGGCGCACAGCTGCTGCAGGAACTCCGCGTCGATCTTGGGCAAGTGCACAAACCCGGTCGGGAACGCGATGGTCGCGCCATCTTCTGCCACGTCGGCGGCTTTGCGCAGGTTGTTGTAGAACTCCAGCTTGGCAATGCCGACCGCCACCGTGAAGACCTTGATGCCGCGGCGCAATTTCTTGCCGTTGCGCGTGACATCGACCGCCGTCGGCGTGCCGATCAGCGCGGCGCCGCGCGCTGTGCCCTTGACCGCCATCACACGGGCGTCGCCGCAAGCGCGCACGAAGGCGTACGCCTCCTGCGTGGCGAAGCCGGTGTCGAGCGCCAGGCGCGCGAGCGGCATCGTCGCGCCACTGGCGTGCGTCCACTGCGCTTCGACCAGTTCGGCGAGCCGCTTCCACACCGCGTCGCGGGCGGTATCGCCCATCAGCACGCGGTGCTCCACGAGCCACGCTTCCTTGCCGCGCCCGAAGGCCCAGATCGACACCTCGATGCGGTCCTTCTGTACGTCGGCGCCGGCCGACAGCAACAGGCCGCCTGCCGGCACGGTGCCAATGGGATAGTCCTCGCGGCGCTCCAGCAGCCGTTGCCAATCGGGCGCCTCACCCTCTTCGACCCAGGTCTCACCCAGTTCGGTGTTGCGGAACGTCTTGATCGCCGCCGCCGAGCCGGACTCCTTGCTCACCGCGCTCTCCCAGGCTGCGGCGATCTCGCGCCAGCTGCGCCAGCCCACCGGGCTGTAGAGCGAGGACAGGTGGAAGCCCGCCGTGCGGCCGCTCGTTTCCGCCATCGCCCGCCATTCGCCCTGCGACAGCATCCACGCTTTGTGGTGCTCATGGATGGGCTCGAAGCAGGCTTCGCAGATATAGGCGGCCGTTTCCGGCTCCCCCTTGGTCCAGCGCAGCTGCTCGAAGCGCAGCCATTGGCGGTGATCGCAGTGCGGGCATGGCACGAAGTAGCGGCGCTGATCGGACGCGTCGTATTCGCGTTCGATGCTGCTGGCGCCGGCAATCGTCGGGGTCGATACGATGAAGATCTTGCGGCGCGCAAACGTCCGGGTCCGGGCTTCGGCGAGCGAGATCGCATCGCCTTCGCCCTCGACATCCAGCGGGTAGCCGTCGACCTCATCGAGAAACAGGTACCGCACCGGCATCGAGCGCAAACCCACCGCACTGTTGGCGCCGGTCATGACCAGCACGCCGCCCCGGAACTCCTTGGCCAGGATGGTGTTGCCCGAGTCGCGCGAGCGGGCCGGCGCGATCCGCTCGGCCAGCACCGCAGACTCCTCGATCAGCGGGTCGATCCGCTGCTTGGAGTTGCGCTTAGCCATCTCCACGGTCGGCCAGACGGCCATCATGGGACCCGGCGCGTGGTGGATTACGTAGCCGATCCAGTTCGACCCCATCTCGGTCGCGCCCAGCTGCGCGGCCTTCATAAAGACGACCCGCTCGATGGGCGAGGTCGGCGACAGGCAGTCCATGATCGCGCGCAGGTACGGTGTGCGGCTGGTGCGCCAGCGCCCGGGCTCCGCCGATGCCTTGCTCGACAGCATGCGGTGGCGATCCGACCATTCAGAGACGGTGAGCAGCGGATCGGGCGTCAGTCCTTCGCGCCAGGCCCGCTCGAGCTCGGCGGCGCCTTCGTAATCCGCGTCCAGCATCAATCCACGCGCGGGCGCAGCTCGCCCAGTTCCTGCAGGTGCTCACGCACGGCCGCTTCCAGCGCAACGTGCATCGTGTGCGGATCGATGCCCAGGGTCGCGGCCATCTGCGCCGAGACACGCGCCGGCCAGTTCAGCCAAGCATCGCGCTCGGCACGCGCCAGTTTGAAGACGTGCGCGATGGCCTGCGAGCGGTCCACCAGCTCGCCCTTGAGGCGGGCTAGCCGCACCTTGTTGGTCTGCGCCTTGACCACCTCGTTGACGGTGCGGGCCTGCAGCAGCGACGTGCCGCCTGTGGGCGACGATGCCGGGCCGTCCGGGGTCTGACCGCCCTCCTGCGGCACGGCGGCCCTGACGGGCCTGGTGCGCGTGCCGGTGCGTGGCGCTTCGGTGTTGCGTGCCCATTCGGCGTCGGCGCGGTCCGTATCAATGGTGCCGTCTGCTTCCGGCGTGATGCGCCCTGCGGCGATTGCCTTGCGCACGGCGGCGTCCGACACGCCCCGATGCCGTGCGTAGGCGCGAATCGAAATTCCCATCTGAATCTTGCTGGTTCTTTTGCAGATAGCGCTTGGCTTCTCTGCCGAACAGCGCGTTCATCACACCACGTTCAAACCACCTCGAAGGAGAAACACATGACCACGCAACAACTGACCCCGGCACAGCACGCCATCCTCGCCTATGCCATCCAGCACACCAGCGGCAAAATCGAATGGTTCCCCGACAACATCAAAGGCGGCGCACGCAAGAAGGTGCTTGAAGGCTTGATCAAACGGGATCTGATTGCCACCGCCGGCGACGACTGGCTGGTTGCAGCCGAAGGCTACAACGCACTGGGGCTCAAAGCACCGCAGCCCGAAGAACCCGCTCCAGAGGCCGAGCCGGCGCGCAAGACGCCGCGCACGCGCGAGAACAGCAAGCAGGCCCAGGTAATCGCGATGCTGCGCCACCCCGAAGGGGCAACGGTGAGCGAAATCTGCAAGGCGACCGGCTGGCAAGCCCACACCGTGCGCGGCGCGTTTGCCGGCACCTTCAAGAAACGACTCGGGCTGACCATCACCTCCCACAAGCCGGCCAACGGTGAACGCGTGTACCGGATCGAAACCGAAGACGGCGACCAATCGGCCTGATGACGTACGGGGCCGACTGCGATTGCGGCGGCCCCGCATAAAACTGGGGACAGCGCTTGGCTTGTGGCCGGAACAGCGCGTTCATGTCGTTGTCGTGATTGACGACGCCAACTTCAAGGAACACGCCATGAGCAACACCATCGAACGCACGCCCCGCACCCTGCTGGTCGGCAACACCGCAATCCAGGTCGAAGAACTCGCCGAACGCTTGTCCTTCGCCCGCAAGCCGGCTGACCTGAGCGAGGTGCGCGGCAAGGAATACGTCGAGGTCTACGTCACCGAGACCAAGGAACTCACCACGGCCGAATTCGACGATTTCGCGAGCAGCCTGCTGGTGTCCCGCGACTGGCTGCGCGGCAAGGGCGGCGGCAAGCTCGGCAGCTACTTCTGCATCGAGGTCATCGCCCCCGGTCGCCCTACCCTCTATGTCAATCCGGAGGGTAGCGACTACGCGCGGTACGTGGCCCGCGCCGACTGATCGCAACTACGAAGAAGAAGCCAGGAACAGCTTGGCTTCTCCGTCAAACAGCGCGTTCATACAGGTGTCGCAACGACATCAACCAAGGACACCAACATGGACATCACCACCGCCAACTACCACGCTTTCGTCACCGAGCTCACCGCCCTCACGCGCAAATACGGCGTTGCGCTCACCGCCATCGGCGGCGTCAGCATCGCCGATGAGCCCGGCGACTTCCGCGACGTCGTCTACGTCGCCGATATCACCAGCGGGGACCTTTACCCCCAAGACCCCGAAATCTGATCTACCTGCTGCATTGCGGTGCCGCCCTCCTGGGCGGTTTCCGCGCTGGCGCGAAGTAGCGTCGCGTTCGTGATAGGCACCACGCTGCGAGTGCGTCCCCGCACCACACAGCATGCGGGGCACTGTGCCCGCACGCTGCGGAGTGTTTGCTCTCCAGCCTTGGCTTGCGGCTCGAACAGCGCGTTACTGGTGCCATCACAACGACGCCCAAGAAGGAGCACGCCATGACCACCACTGACCAGATTCCCGCCACCCGCAACGAGGGCTGGGGCTTCTACGGCACGATGAAGGAACGTGCCGCCGAAGCCTGGCCGCTGGCGATGACAACCGTCGCAAAGGCCACCGGCTCGTCCCTTGATGCAGTGCGTCTCTTTCTCGACAGCGCATTCGGACGACACTTTGCGGATGACATCTGCAACGCCCTCCACGGTGGCCAGACACTTACCGATGCCATCGACGCGACGGCGGCCGCGTGGATGCAGCGCAAGACGAACGGCGGGCTCAGCAAAATCTACGGCATCCCGCGCAACCTGCCCCACCTGACGGCCTTTGTGGCCGCCAGCGAGATCGCCGACGAACTTTCGGCGTAGAGCCCGCGAAACCGAGGGACTGCTCAATTGGCGCCCCCTCAGTCTGCCGCCTCGCGGATAACCGCTTCCTGTGCGCGGTGTACTCGCCCCATCAGTTGGTGCAACCGCACCACCCTTCTCGTCCATGTTCGCACCGGTGAGCACAACTTCGCGTCGAGCATAGAGCTTCGCGATGGCGCTTGCTAGCATCGAAAGCCCGGCGCTCTCGCCGCCTGGGCTTGTGTATTCAACCTCTTGGAGCAATAACGACACGATGCTTATACAGACACAGTACCCTGGGTTTTACATTGCAACCGCAAGTGACAATCAACGCGAAGCTGACCGTTATGCAGGCAAAGTAAACGAGGCGTTAGGGAAAATTGCGTCCGGGCGCTCGGGGGATGAACTACTTCGCGGTATCAGCTCTCTGAGTGCGACCAGGCAGCGCAAACTGACCATCAGCGAGATCGACTCCGATGACGATCCCGGTACGGAAGCCGTCCTCACCAGGCCACAGATTGCAGCGTACGAGCCATCGGATTTTCGAGCCAACAAGAGAATCGCCAAACAGTTCGCGAGAGGAGAAGTCTCTTCGGAACCTGCCGGCTGCAGCGCGATCGTGAACTGGAACCCCAAGACCAGCATCAAGCTGAGCCGAAACGGCTCGCCGAAGCGCCTGCATAAAGACCCCAAAGAATCGTTCGCTGTCCTCGCCCATGAACTGATCCATGCCCGCCACGTCATGGCAGGTACATCCAAAGCCTGGAGCGGCGACCGTTACAACGAAACCAGCGAGGCAGGCCAGGAAGAGCTGAGGGCGGTTGGCTTGGGGGCCTACGCACACGCCTACACCGGTGAACCGACGGAAAACTCCATCCGTGCGGAACAAGGCTTGCAGGCGCGCAGCAAGTACAAGCCACGCAACGCGTAACCCATTGTCAAGGCTCGCCTGAAATGGCGAGCCTATCCGCGCGTGCGTCGTCCAGTAACGCCCCGTCCGACTCTCGATAGGCGAGCTCACCCGTCCAATCCTGCCACCGGCGCACGATCACATCGACATACTTGGGATCGAGCTCAATCAGGCGTGCTGCTCGCCCCGCCTTCTCCGTAGCAATTAGCGTCGTCCCCGAACCGCCGAACGCGTCGAGCACCACGTCGCCCGGCCGGCTCGAATTGCGAATCGCCCGTTCCACCAGTTCCACCGGCTTCATCGTGGGGTGCAAGTCGTTGCGGGCAGGTCTCTTGATCTGCCAGACGTCTCCCTGATCGCGGTCGCCGCACCAATGCCGCTGCGCCCCTTCGGCCCAGCCGTACAGGATCGGTTCGTATTGCCGCTGGTAATCCGCGCGGCCAAGCGTGAAACGGTCCTTGGCCCAGATGATGAAGGTTGACCAGCGCCCGCCCGCCTCGCGGAACGCCGCCTGCAGCACGTCCAGCTCACTGGAGGACATCGCCACGTAGATGGCACCCCGGCAGTTGGCAATCGTCGGCTTCAGCGCCGCCAGCAGGAAATCGTAGAAGCCGCGGCCCAGGTTGTCGTTCAGGATGGCCCGGCTCGTGCCGCGCTGCCTGTCCTTGGCCGTGTTGGCGTAGTTCACGTTATAGGGTGGATCCAGAAAAGCCATGTCCGCCGGCTCGCCCTGCAACAGCCTGTCGTAGTTCTCCGCGACGGTCGCATCCCCGCACAGCAGCCGATGCCGGCCTAACACCCACACGTCGCCCGGACGGGAGATCGGTTCCTCGGGCACTTCCGGCAGCACAAACTCCTCCGCCTGGCCGTCACCCGCCTCCCCGTCCATCAGATCGGCCAGCGCGTCCGCATCGAAACCCGTCAACGACAGGTCGAAGTTCGCCGCGTCGAGCGCGGCCAGCTCGGCACGCAGTACGGCTTCATCCCAACCCGCGTTTTCGGCGATGCGGTTGTCCGCGATCACCAGCGCCCGCCGCTGCGTCGGACTCAGGTGGTCCAGCACCACCACCGGCACTACCTGCAGGCCCAGCTTCATGGCAGCGGCGAGGCGTCCGTGGCCGGCGACGATGACGCCGTCGCCACCGGCCAGGATGGGGTTGGTGAACCCGAACTCCACGATGCTGGCCGCGATCTGCGCGATCTGTTCGTCGGAGTGCGTCCGAGCGTTGGCGGCGTAGGGGGCGAGCCTCTGGATCGGCCAGTGCTCGATCTTGCCTGCGAGCCAGGAGGCCGTCATTGCACCACCTCCTCGCCCGCCAGGCGCTCGGCCGCAACGGCCGCGAAGGTCTGGCCGGTCGACTGCAGCGTCACCGGCGCCTCGGGGAAGTTCTGCTGGAAGCGCTTGATCGCGACGTCCACGTACTCGGGTGCGATCTCGACGCTGTGGCACAGGCGACCGGCGCGCTGCGCAGCCAGCATGGTGGTGCCGCTGCCGCCGAAGGGTTCGAACACGATGTCGCCGGCATCCGAATACGCGTCGATCACGAACTCCGGCAGGGCGACCGGGAACACGGCCGGGTGGTCGATGTCGCGGCCGATCTTGCCCTTGTGCCGCATCACACGGATCACCGAATCCGGGATCCGGGTGTCCTGGGTAAGTTTGCCCTCGTGTGTCCAACTCCCGCGAACGCCGTCCTTGCCCCGCATCGAGGTCGACGTGCCGTCGGGGCGCAGGTGCTCGTCCTGGCCAGCGTACTTGCAAGGCACGGTCTTGTTTGCCTGGCGAGCCTCACGATTGAAGTGGAAGACGAATTCGAAGGATGGTGCCAACCGGCCACGCCAGTCGCCGGGCATGCCCGGTCCCTGGTCCCACACGTACCAGCCGAACCGCCGCCAGCCCTGCGTGCGCATCCACGCGATCCAGGCATCCCAGTATGGGACGACCTCGCTGTCGCGGTGGACCAGCCCGAGGTTGACGAGCACCTGGCCGTCGCCCGCCATCGGCACGTTGCCGAAGACGCCGCGCATCAGCACGTCCCAGTTCGCGATACCACCGGTGGTGTAATTGCGCTGGTTGGCGTAGGGCGGCGAGGTAAAGCACAGCGCGGCTTGTTGGCCCGCCATCAGGGCCGCGATCACCGCGCTGTCGGTGGCATCGCCGCAGATCAGGCGGTGCTCGCCCAGGAGCCAGACGTCGCCCGGCCGGGACACCGGCACCGCCGATGCTGCGGGCACGCCGTCCGCCTCATCCGGTTCCGGATCGCTCGCCCCATCGTCCTCAGCTTCGCCCAGCTCGTCAGCCAACAGCGCGTCGATCTCGGCGTCATTGAAACCGGTCAGGGCCAGGTCGTAGCCGGCGTCAGCGAGTTCCGCGAATTCCAGCGCCAGCAGTTCCTCGTCCCAGCCCGCATCGAGCGCGATACGGTTGTCGGCGAGGATCAACGCGCGCTTCTGCGTCGGCGACAGGTGGGCCAGCTCGATCACCGGCACCTCGTCCATGCCGAGCTGGCGCGCGGCGGCCAGACGCCCATGGCCCGCGATCACACCGTTCTCGCCATCGACCAGGACCGGGTTGGTCCAGCCGTACTCCACGATGCTGGCGGCGATCCTGGCCACCTGCTCGTCGTTGTGGGTCCTCGGGTTCCTTGCGTAAGGAATCAGCGCCGCGACCTTGCGGTACTCGACGTTGAGCATGTTCTGTTTCGGGTTCCCAAAAGAAGACGGCCCGCGCGGGAACGGATCTCGGCGCAGGCCGAGCGGAAATGAAAACGCCCGCCGACGGCGAACCGTAAGCGGGCGCGGAATGAGAGGGGTGCGAACCTGTGGGGTGCGAACCAGCACTGGGGCAGGTTCGCACCGCCCCCAAAACACAAGACCCGCGCAAACGCAGTGCTGGCGCGGGTCTGGAGGGAATGGCCGGTTCGTTGCGGCCGGAGGTGCGCACCGTGCGAACCCAGGTTCGCACCCTGACGGTGGGCAAGCCTTGCGCTTGTCCCTCCCGTATTGCGCTTTAGGAAGGAAGGACCCCTTCGCCCCCTGGGGGGCCTCGCGGCCCCGGCGCTTATGTCGTCACGATAGGCGTAAATGTACCGCTTTTCGGGAGAGATGCGACACCCCCCTTTTTGCGTTGGCTTATCAACCGTTAGCAACCCTTCGCAATATTGCGCAGGCGTTGCCAATATTGCGTAATTTTACGCACGGCCAACCTGCTCGCCTCCGTTGAGCCGGTCGACCACCGTCTGCATCGCGCGTTGCCAGCGCCGTTGTGCCGTCTTGATGCAGCACGCATAGCGCTTGGCGATGTACTGCCATTCGTCGCCTTGCGCGCGCATCCAGACCAGGTGCCGGTGGTCCACGTCCAACCACTGCACCCACCGCATCGTCTCCAGCATTCGGTCGATGGCTGCGGGACTGGGCGGATAGTAGTGACGCGGCTGGTCGTCCGCTGCCAGGCGCTCCCATTGCTCGCGCACGATGTGCGGCCAGACACGGAAGTAGCCCTGCACGCGGACGGGTGGAAGCGTGCGCCCTGTACGCGCCGCCTCCTCGAAACGCGCTGCGACGGAATCAAGTGTCCAGGCGGTCGTGCTACCGGTCATGGCGCTTGCCTCCCTCACCGTAGAGCCGTTCACCGATGCGGCGCACCAGCTCGCGTTCGAGGAAGTCCAGGCGGTCGTCGGATTCGTTCACCACGAGGATGCGCTGGTCCCGCCAGCCTTGCCGTTTGAACGCTTCGAGGTCCGTGACCTCGGGCTGCGTGCGGGCCAGTGCGGATTTGTAGGACGGTGTGGGAATCTTCATGCCACACCTCCTAAGTCTCGGAACATCAGCGGCTGCAATGCCCGGCCAAGCTTGCTGTTCTGATGTTGGGCGACATGGGTCGTCGTCATGGTTTCAGTCCTTCGTTTTGTTCGGACCGACGCAGCTGGCGCAGTACATCGAAACTCCCTTGAGGTGCGTGTACGCGCACGTACGCGTAGGAGTTACGACGTAGTACGTCAGCTGCGTCGGTCGGATGTGTCGGCGTGAAGCTCAGTTGTCCGAGTACGAGCTATAGGTCGGCATCGGCGGATTCTTCAGGCTCACACCACGGAAGCCCCGCAAACCCGCTGTGTTGCGCCATTTCTCGACCCCGCGGGTGATCAGCAGATCGGAGAAGCGCCTTTGCGATCCGACGAATTCGCCAGCCGAGTCAGCCCACTGTTTCCAGTCGTTGAACAACTCGGCGGTCAGCGTCTTGGCGTTGATCTCTCGCACGCAGCGTTCGTCCAGCCAGCGACCCAGCGCGTCCTCGGCCTCGAAATACTCCTCCGTCGCATCCAGCACCTGTTGCGGCGGCTGGAGCCGTCCCAACCGCTGCCAGTCCAGGCAGCCCTGGATGGCCCACGCCAGGATGCCGTCCCGCTCGGCCAGCAGCTTCTGCTGCAAGGTCTTGTCCCGCCGCTCAGGCGGCACCGTCACCGTGAACGGGATCAGGTGCAGCCGCCGCTTCATCGCCTCGTCGATGTTGCGGATGGCCGGTTTGTGGTTGCCCGCGACGAACAGCTTGAACTGCGGGAAGAACTCGAAGAAGTCTTGCCGCATGAAGCGCGCGGAGATCTTGTCGCCGCCGGTGAGGTTCTTGACCTTGGATTCCGCCCAACGCCGTCCCTGCTCGGTCTCGATGGCCGCCACGAAGCGTGCGCCGCGCAGGCCCGCCATGTCGGTCGGATGCCGGTCGGCGCGCGTTTCCATGAACGTGTCCATCGCCGCGTTGACCGCGTAGTCGCCCAGAATCGTGGCCAGCGTGTTGACGAACACGGACTTGCCGTTGGCGCCCGTGCCGTAGAGGAAGAACAGCGCATGCTCCTGTGTCGACCCGGTCAGTGCGTAGCCCGCCATCCGCTGCAGGTAGGCCTGCAGTTCGGCATCACCGCCCGTAACCTCGGCGAGGAACTGCCGCCAGGTCGGGCAGTCGCCCTTAGGCGTCGCTGTGGTCACCTTCGTCATCCGGTCCTCGCGCCGATGCGCTCGCAACTGGCCCGTGCGCAGATCGACCACGCCGCCGGGGGTGTTGAGCGCCCACACGTCCGCATCCCACTCGTCGGCCGTGGCCGCGTGCTTGGGATCCGAGCGTGCGATCTTCTCGACCGAGGCGATGGTCGATGAGCTCGCCAGCTTGCCCTTCTGCCGTGGAGTTTCCGCCTTGAGCGAGGCCGCCCGACAGATACCGCGCGACAGGTGGGTGACATACAGCAACTGGTCGGGATTCCACCGCACGCCGGTCCACACCAGCCACTTGCCCCACAGCGAGCAGTAGCGCCAGTCGTCGCCATAGCAGCGCGTGAAGGCCGTAGCCAGCCCGTCCTCGGTTTCCCAATCCACGCCCTCCAGCACGTCTGCCGACACGGTGTCGTCCACCTCCGGCACCACGGGCACCCGCGCGCCGGCGGCGAGGTAGCCGGCGACGTCGAACCCCTCTTCGATCGCGTCGGCTGCATCCCAGCCCTCCGCCTTGTCGTCCGGCGGCAGCAGGATGGTCACCGACAAGGCGCCCGCCTGCAGGATCGCCTGCGACGCCCGGTCGGCATACTCCCAGCCCGGCTTGTCCCGGTCGGGCCAGATCAGCACAGCCTTGCCGGCCAGGGGCGACCAGTCGGTCTTCTCGACGGGCGCGTTCGCCCCGTGCATCGCCGTCGTGGCAACGATGCCGGTGTCGATCAGGGCCTGGGCGCATTTCTCACCCTCGACCAGCACGACCTGCGTGGCGCTCGCCAGTCCGGGCTGGTTGTACAGCGGGCGTGGATCGGGCGGGGCCATCTTGCGCCGCTTGGCGTCCCACGGCCGGAACTCCTTGCCCCGGCCGGGCGGGTCGTAGCGGTACACCACCCCGATCAGCCTGCCGGCGGCGTCCAGGTAGTCCCACTTGGCCGTCTCAGGGCCGAGGTCGTCCGTCGGCGGCTCCTTCCGCTTGCGCCGCACTGGCTGCGTGCTGGCGAGACCAAGCAGGTCAGCAGCGCGCGCCAGCACCCTCGGGAATTCCGTCTGCACATCGACACCCAGGGTGCCCGCGATCACGGCGAACACATCCCCGCCGTCGCCGGTGGCGCGGTCCGTCCACAAGCCGGCCTTCTCGCCGTCCAGCACGATTTCCAGGCTGTCGCCCGGATTGCCCTGGATGTCGCCGATCACGAACTTGTTCCGCCGCTTCTTGCCGGCCGGAAACAGGATGGCCAGCACCGAGTCCAGCCGGTCGAGCAGCAGGCCCCGGATGCGCTCCCGCTCCCCGTCCGAGGATGCGGGACGAGCGACCTCCCGGCCCTGCGGTGGGCTGTCATTGAAGTCGAGCATGGACGCTCCGTTCTTGCAGTTCGTCAGGGGCCTCCAAGAGATAGCCGGTCTTGACCGCCACCTCGCGAACGAACGCGGGATTGAGGTCGATCAGCCCAGCCACCTGTGCGAGATCGTCGCCGCGCAGGAAACGCTCTGCGTCCTCCTGCACGGACCGGTTCTCCCCATAACGGGCGTCGGCGATGGCCTGGCAGAGCACCGCCAAGATCAGGCGCTGCTCGGGCATGAGCCCTGTGACCGGCGCATTGACGTGGCGCTGCAGCAGCCGCTCCACGACTCGCATGGTCACCAGCGGGCGCGGACGCGCGGCCCGCCGGGTGCGGCGCGGATCGATGGCGCTGCGGGTTTTAGGGCGGGGATTGCGGTGATTGAAATTCAGCATCTCGGTTACCACGGAATGTCATCTTCCAAGTCGGCGAACGCATCCGCCGACAGTCCTACGGAACGCTTCTGCCCCACCGAGGTGGCCTGGGCACGGGGCGCGTCGAGCGCCATTGCCTCCGTGTACGCGAACACGATGGCCTCGATCACCCGCAGCGCTTCCTCTTCGGTGTAGTGGGCCAGCGGCTTGTCGAAGCCGATCTCGCCGGCCACCTGCCCGAACGGTCGCAGGCATCGGCGCATCGCAGCACGCTGCTGCGCAGTGGTCTCAGGCATATGCGCCTCCCTTGTGAGTGATTCGGACAACGGCGGCTCGGTCTCGCACCAAGCCCCGTACATGGCGTGGAAGGCGTCCTGGCAGCGGCGCGAGCAGAAAGCCCAGTCGGGCGGATGGCGACGCGGATCGCCCACGCGGAAGCGCAGGTCCGAGTGCCGGTAGCCACGTGCCTGTTGGCGACAAACCCAGCATTGCACGGTCCCTCCTCACTGCGCCCACGCCGGGCGCGTGAAACCGACCGCCTGCCGGGGTTGGGCGGCACGTGCCGGTGCCGACGCGGCAGGCGCGTGTGCGCGGCCGACACCGGCATTGGCGGCGTTCGCCGGCGGCGCGTTGCCGGCCATGAGCGCCGCGTAGTCTTTGTGGTTCGGTTCCACCGCCTGCCGGATGACATTGCGGGCGTCGCCCCGGCTGTCGAGCTCGGTGTCGACACGGCCGATGAATTCCATGCCGTGAAGCTCACCGAAATCGCGGATACGTCGGGAGAGCTGGGCCGGCTCGGTGTTGTCGTCCGGATGCACGCCACGCGCGGAGTTCAGCGCTGCGCGCACGAACGCACGCCCCATGTTGGCCCACTCGTCCCCCTTGGGCGAATGCAGGCCGATCATCGACCACAGCTTGCGCTTGGCGTACGGCCCTTCGAGGACCACGAATTCGGCGGCGAGATACACACTGCCGGTGTGCTCGGATTCGGTGGCCCAGCCACCCGTCCAGCCGCGGGACGGATCATCGAAGCCGCCCTGACGGATCGTCATGCGGATCTTGAGCAGCGTGCCCTTGGGGATCAGGTCAAAGCCGACTTGCCGGCCGGCGTCATTGAAGTCATTCCAAAACGTCATGGTCTAGTTCTCGGGATTCAGGAAAAGTTCGGTTGCGTCGTGGCGCCGGCCAGCGGCACAGGCTTGCGCGGCGCTGCGGTCTTGGCGATCAACTTGCCCAGGTGCGGCTCCTCCAGGGCGTCCAGCCGGCCGGAGCGGTCCTTGGCCGGGTAGCCCCAGACGTTGTCGGTATGGGTGACGAACGCGCGGAACGGCTCCGCGGGCGCGGCAGCCGCCTCCCCGTCCACCGGTGCGTCGGGGCGCAGCAGCGCCAGCGTGATCACCTCATCGATGACACCGGGCAACTCCAGCGCGGTCTTGCTGCCCTCGAGCTGGATCGCGAAGTAACGCCGGTTGTACTCATCGACCTTCTCTTCCAGAATCGCCACGAACACGACGTGCTTGTCGCGCACGTGCTGCAGGTGCGTGAGCGCCGCGATCATCTCGGTACCGAGCAGGCCGTAGGCACCCCGCGTGTCCGGCTTGCCGGTGCGCTCGGAGAACGCCTGCGGTTGCGTCCTGGCCCAGGCCAGGCACAGCCGGGACAGCACGGTGATCGAGTCCACGAAGTAGGTGCTGTACTTGTCCAGCTGCTTCGGGTCGCCATAGCGCTTGCACACCGCGTCGAAGTGCGCCTGCGAGTACGGCTGATCGGGGCTGGCCGCCGGATTGGGGCCGGCCAGGAACACGACCAGGTCGCGGAACTCGGGCCAGGAGCGCGGGCGCAGCGTGTCGCCGTACCAGTCCAGCACCGCCAGATCGCCCGCTTCCAGATCGACAAACAGCGTGCTGTCTTCGGGCAGGGTCTTGAGCTGGCTGGTCTTGCCCGCGCCGGGAATGCCGACGAGGACGATCTTGGCGCAGCGGGGCTCGGCCAGACGCTGCTCTGCGCTGATGATGGGCAGCGTCATTGCCATGCCTCCTGGCCGGCGAGCACGACTTGCGGCCGCTCCAGCGTGAAGGTGGACTTGCCGGGGCGCACGGTACGAGCCGCCTCGAACTGCTTGCGCATGACGTCGGACCAATTTTTGTATTTGTTCTCCGACACCTTGTAGGTGATGGTCATGTACTGCTCGGGGATGTCGCCCGAGGCGGCGATATTGCACGCCAGTTGCCTCAGCTTGACCTGGTCCCAAACCACGTTGTTCACCAATTCGCACTTCACGGTCTGGCCGTGGTCGTCAATGCGGACCGTGCCGTGGTCGCGGCCGGTTGCCAGAATGGCTTGGCGAGCCAGGTCGGCATAGCGCAGTTCATTGATCTGATCGGCGAATGCGCGCACCTCCTTGGTGAACGCGTGCAGCTGCTCGACTTGGGCGATGAACTGACGGTACGTGTCCAGCGGCGCCTCGGCGTAGTGCGCCGGGGGAAGGTGCATGGCGTGTTGGAGTGCGACGAGGTTCAT